AAAGATTTATGAAGCCGAAATCCTGCGCGGCCTTGGCGGCGGCGCAATCATTATCGGCGCTCCCGGCCTTCCATCGGAGCCGATAGGTGACATAGGGCGGGGCCAGATTGCTTATTTGCACGTCATAAGCCGTTATCAGATGACGCTGGGGGAGATTGAACTAGACCCAATGTCCGCGAATTACGGCAAGCCGCGATGGTTCACAATAAACGACGGCCCGCAGACAAGGTTAGACCCTAGCCGCGTTGTTTGCTTTACGGGTGAGATAATCCCCCAAATGGCGACTGTGACATGGGAAGAACGCTTTTGGGGTGAGGCGCGGCTGCAACGGTTGCTTGACGCTGTGAAGAACACAGACACCGCACAAGCCAGCTTTGCCGCATTGCTGCATAAAGCCCGCATTGTTCGCGTTGGTATTCCTAAGCTGACCGAAATCGTTGGCGATCCGGAAGGTGAATCGCTTATTTCAAAGCGCCTATCCGCTATGATGGTGGGCGAGAGCATTCACAATGCAACGCTATACGATTCTGGCGACGGAACGAGCACTGGCGAGCAAATAGACCAGTTTCAAGTTTCGTGGTCTGGCATGGCCGACGTTATGGAAGCATTCGACAAGCGCCTTTGTGCGGTCGCAGATATTCCAGCCACGCGGCTACTTGGTGAAAGCCCCGGCGGATTGAATGCAAGCGGCGCGGGACAGCAACAAGACTGGCATAAGCACGTTAGCGCCATGCAAGAGTTGCGGCTGCGCCCATGCTTAGATAAGCTGGACCGCGTTCTTATTCCAAGCGCAACAGGCCGTGCGGCTGATAAGTCGATTTGGTATAAATTCTCTGCGCTTGATGTTCCGGATGAAAAGCCAAAAGCGGAGACGTTCAAAATGAAGGTCGAGGCGGCTGTCAAAGCGCAAGAGACCGGGGCAATACCAGATGCGGCATTTGCGGAGGGCTTCCAGTCCATGCTTGTTGAGTCCGGTATGCTTCCAGCGTTGGAATCTGCGCTTGAAAAGATACCAGAGACGGAACGCTTTGGGTTTGAGCAAAAGTCGCCGGATGATAATGATGACGACCCCAGCGAATTGACGGGTGAAGCGGAGGCGCTGGCCTCTAACAAAGGCTTGCCAAAAGACTTGGAAAATGCTAGCTAAAATCAGGCCAGCGGGTGCTACCAACACACCGCTGGCCCTGACCGATAACTGCATTCGAGGTGCAATCATGGCTAAGTGGCAAGCTAACAAATTTCACGATGATTTCAAGCATTGCGTTCAGTGCGGTGAAAAGTTTTATCGCAATTACGGCCAAAATGGCGTGAACTGGATAAAGCGGCTCAATTGCAGCATCACATGTTCTAACAAAGCAAAAGTTAAAACAAGGCCCCCGGTAGATATGGCCGGAAGCAAATACGGGCGCTGGCTAGTCGTGTCGCATTACGGGCGCGGGGATAAAGCGCAGCACTTGTGGAACTGCATTTGCGATTGCGGCACCGAACGCCTTTGCGAAGGCAGCGCCTTAAAAAGCGGCAACACAAAAAGTTGTGGCTGCGCCCAACGTGAGGCGGCTGCAATAGTTTGTGAAGCAAAAAAAACGCATGGCATGTCTAAGGACGCGCCGGAATATTATGTTTGGGCCTCAATGAAGCAGCGATGCACAAATCCTAATGTTAGAAACTGGCTTGATTACGGTGGTCGCGGGATTTCGGTTTGTGATCGTTGGCTTCAAAGCTTTGAGAACTTTTATGCCGACATGGGATCGCGCCCAAGTGACGCACACAGCATCGACCGAATAGATAACGATGGAAATTATGAGCCGTCCAATTGCCAGTGGGTTTTGAGTAAAGCCCAATGCTCCAACAGGCGAAACAATATTATGGTCGAATATTTTGGCAGACAGATGACTTTGAAGCAAGCAACAGCATTGTCGGGGGTCAAGTATTCAACGGCGAGAATGCGAATTAAAAAGGGTTGGAGCGCGGAGCGGGCGCTAGTGTGTGGCAATGTCTCGATATAATTTAACGCAAATGACTTTGCGGGCCAAAAACCCACGTCGCAAGTCAATCACGATTAGGGACATACGCCCGCCAAACATTTTCGCGTCGGATTTATACCGTGCCGCCTATGCGCCTGTGATAGCCCTATGGAACGGCGCTATTGATAGCATAGTGAATGAATACGCAGGCACGATCGGCATGATGCAAGATAGCCCTGCCGATATTGAGGCGGCAATCGAAAGCGCCGAGCGCAGCTTTGCTTTATTGGCAATTACAATCACGCCAGCCCTTGAGCGTTATATGGTGCGTGTTGAACGCTGGCATCGCGGTAAATGGCGCGGCGCGGTCTTGTCGGCCACGAATGTTGATATAGGAACCATGATAGGCGCTGCTGACGTGCGACAAACGCTTGAAGCGGCAATCAATTACAATGTGTCGCTGGTTAAGGACGTGAGCGCAGAGGCCCGGCGTCGTATGAGCGCAATTATTTATGACGGGTTGCGAAACAATAAGCCAGCGCGGGAAGTGGCGAAGGAATTGCGGGCAGCGGTTGAATTAGGCAAGGCCCGGTCGATACGCATTGCATCGGACCAGCTTGCAAAAGTAACGAGCGCATTGGCCGACGAGCGCCGCCGTGAAGCCGGTATAGATTCATGGATATGGCTGCATTCCGGCAAGCGTAATCCACGGGCCGAGCACGTGGCCCGCAATGGTAAAGTTTACAGCGACGTTCCATCGGGCGTAGGAAAAAAGGTTGACGGTAAGACGCTATTAGCGCCTCCAGAGGATAGGCCTGGGCAGCTTCCGTTCTGCGGTTGCCGTTCTGCTGGAATTGTAAATTTTGATTGACGGGTAAATGCAATGCTATTAGCATTGCGCTATGATTGAAAAACCCATGACATACATTGCGAAACTTGAACGCGCGTTAAAAACGGCTGAAAGGCAATTAAGCGATGCCACGGGAAATCGTTGGGAATTCAAAGAGTATTTACCGAAGTTGTCCCGCGCTAACCGTCTAAGTTCTGCGCTTATCTCTATTAAAACTGGCGAGATAAACAAACAAAAAGCCGAACGGCGGCGAGCGGCGCAGGTAATTTTGTCCCGCATAACGAAAGATTTGAGCGACAGTGAACGCGCTATTTTGCAACATTATACCGACCTTGTGCTATGACAAGGTTAAAGAATAATAAATGAGGCATTTGATATTTCATAAGCAACGCGCTTGGATTGCCAAAGCCAGCGCCTAAAACTAATCGGCGGTAAACCAAAAAGCGGCGCACGTTAAATCGTGCGTCATGGTGAATTTTACCGAAACAATACAAGACAGCTTGACCGCTCGCATTTGCGCGGACGGGGCGCTTGTCGCTGACGTTCGGGCGGCACGGACTGGCATTCAGCAATATGCGGGCCGCGAAGTTGACCCACAAAACATCTATGGCTTGCGCGATGCGTCGGTTGTAAACGTATATCGACCAGAGGCCGAAGTCTTTAGCCGCGACAGCCTTGCATCATTTGCAGCGGCACCTCTTACCATTGACCATCCTTCCGAGCCTGTAACGGCTGATAATTGGTCGCGTTATGGTAAGGGCGAAGTGAACGGCGACGTTGTGCGAGATGGCGAATTTGTGCGCGTTCCTATTATTGTGCGCGATGCCGCAGCCGTTTCCAAAGTAAACACCTCACATAAGCAATTGAGCATGGGTTATTCATGCACCCTTGACGCAACTCCCGGCACAACTGCCGACGGCGTCGAATACCAACTCGTCCAGCGGAATATCAGAATCAATCATATCGCAGCCGTGCCTAATGCGCGGGGCGGTCCTGAATTGAAAATACGTGACGAGCGATCAATCCCACCTTCGGAGATGAAAAAAATGAAGACCATTACAGTAGACGGCTTGCCCGTCAATTTGGGTGACGAGGCGGCTGTTGAAGCGGTCCTAGCCAAAAAGGACGCGGCTATTGCCGATTCCGCAAAGGCACTGGCTGACGCCAAGGCTGACGTTGCAACATTGACCGCAGAAAAGACTGCGCTTGAAAAGCAAGTGGCCGATGCAAAGGCTGTTGACCTTGACAAGCTGGTTGCTGACCGCGCCGAACTGGTTGTTAAAGCCAAGGCGTTCAAAGCTGACCTTGTTGCCGATGGTAAGAGCGCCGATGAAATTCGCAAGGAGGTCGTTTCGGCATCGCTTGGCGATTTGGCGGTTGACTTTGACGCTTCACAAATCGCGGCTGCATTCGCTGTCATTACCAAGGATGCAAAGGCCGATAAGGTCGTTGCCATTGGGCATGACGTTAAGGTGACGGATGCTCGTTCCATTAACGATGCTGCATTCGAAAAGTCAATCACTGATCTCAACGCTTGGCGGAATACTGCCAAGGCAACGGCATAAGGGGATATAACATGCCAGCACTCCAAACAACTTATCCAATTTTTCAGTCAGCGGGTTTTCCCGGAATGCACGCTGATGCTGCAGAATGGGACGCCCGCACTCGCGTTGCTTCGGCGGCGATTGACTTCGGCGCACCCGTTCAACGCAACGGCGCAGAGGGTTGCTCTCCGTTGGCATCCGGTGGCGAATATTTAGGTATTGCAGGCGTTCGCCGCATTACTGGTAGCGCGACCAATGCCGACGCTTATGTGTCTGGCGATAACGTGCCTGTAGCGGACGAAGGATGCTTCTTTGCTATTGCCGACGCGGCAATCACCGTGGGTGCAGCCCTCAACTGGAACACCGCAACACGGCGTTTCACCACTGCTGCAACGTCAGGCACTGTCATTGCTTGTCCACAGACTGAAGCTGATTCGCCTGCATCGGCAGCGGGCGCAGTATTCCGTATCCGGCTTCGCCGCATTCCGTCTTAATGGAGTTTAATGAAATGAATATGCAAACAATGAATGACGGCGCTGCGCTTAACTTTGTTACGCAACAAGCGTTGACTATCAATCCAACCGTTTACGCGCAACAGTTCCCTGATTTGCCGTGGAATGAATTGGCTTTTGTTGACTCCAGTGCGCCAGAATGGACGCCCGGTATTGTGACTTTCACATCGGCGCAAGTTGGTGCTGCACGCTGGTATAGCGGTGGCGCTAAGGATATTGCCAAGGCTGACGTTACTATGGACCGCGTTCAAGCGAACGTCCACATGGCGTCGATTGGCTATTCCTACGATTTGGAAGAAGTTGGCCAAGCGCAGCTTTTGGGTATGTCGCTATCGGCATCGAAGGCAGTTGCGGCGCGTCGTGCATATAACGAATTTATGTGGAACGTGGTTCAAGTCGGCGACACTGCAAAGGGCCTGGCCGGACTTATAAACCAATCTGGCGTAACTTCGGGCTTGGCAACTGCCGACGGCACGGATTCCGTTACTACATGGTTTGACGCAAATGGCAATGCAACCAAAACGCCAACGCAACTCTTGCGCGACTTCAACAATGCTTTGATCGGTGTTTTTACCGGCACAAACACTGTCGAAATGGCCGACACTGTTTTGTTGCCATTCACTACGCTGTCTTATATGGCTGCAACGCCAATGAGCGCCACGAATAGCGAGACGATTCTTTCGTTCATTGAGCGGACGAACCTTTATCGCCAGCGCACGGGTCAAAATCTTGACATTCGCGGAGTTTTGGGTCTTGACGCTGCTGGTGCAGGCTCGACGCGCCGTATGGTTGTTTATGCCAACCGTGAGGACGTTGTTAAAACGCTCTTGCCGATGCCACATCGCTTTATGCCAGTGTTTCAGGATGGGCCTATTCACTTTGAAGTGCCCGGCTTGTTCCGCACTGGTGGCGTTGACGTTCTTCGTCCGTCGGCATTCCGTTACCTTGACGGAATCTAAGACATGGCGGACACACTGAAAAAGGTTGTCGCACGGAATGTAACGGGCGGCCCCAAGGTCTTGAACGCCATGCCTGCACTTGTTTTGCAGGCTGGCGAATCTACCGAGGTAAGTGTCCTTATCAGCGATGCGGAGCTTGAAATGGCAAAGTTGAGCGAATGGTTTGAAATAAGCCAGCCATCGGTCAAAGAAAAGGCCGTAAAGTAAAAACCGCCTTTTTGTCAGGGGTATTGGGGCGGGCTTTGTTTTTCATCGCCCGCCCTTTTTATCAGGATATTAAATGCCAAACGCGCCTATACCCGTTCGAATAGTTAATAGCTTGACAACCCTCAACGAGGTTGGCCGCGTTGTCGATGTATTGCCTGTTCGTGCGACAACCGATTTAGTTGCGGTCAATGAGGTTGGCAGACCGATTGACGTTCCTTTAGCTACCATCGAGGCGGCGCTTATCGCGACGAATGAAGTGGGTGGCGCGGTATCTGTTGCGCCCGTTCGCATTGTAACCGATCCGTTTGTTCCGGATGCGGCGGGCCGTCTTGTTTTTGCGCAGCCATTGCGGGGGCTTGTTGTTGGCAATCCGCCGGTCAACACCGTGCTTCCCGTAATTTCGCAGACGGGTTCGGTGCTATCGGTAACGACTGGCACATGGACGGGCACTGCGCCGATAACCTATGCGTATCAGTTCACGCGCAACGGAACGCCTATTAGTGGCGCAACAACTGCGAATTACACCATCCCGGACGCTGACTTGAACGCCTTGTTTGGCTGTATTGTCACCGCGACAAATTATGCGGGCAATGCCAGCGCGGCGGCGGCGCTTCTTTATGTTGGCGTGATGGATGTATTGTCCGTGCAGCCAGCGGCCAATTATGAGTTGCGCCGTGAAAGCCGCAGCTACACTGGC